AAAACTGTTGATAATATCCGAGCCAAACTTTGCCGCTTTATCCTGAAAATTTTGGAATATGGCTGTCATCTTTGCAAAAGCACTCTTTACGACATTGACACCGTTTGCGACACCTCCCGCAATGTTCAGTATCTGTCCGGCAACAGGACTAAACACACCGACAATACTTCCTGCAAGCTGAGCAAAGGCATTCTCGCCACTCGCCGCACTTTGTATCATTTTCGCAATAGCGCCGGATGTCGAGCCTGTTTCTGCCTTGAAGTCCTCAAAAGCATTAACAAGTGTTCCAATCGCATAACCTAAAGCCGCGCCCGCTACTGCAAGCGCCGCAAATAATGCAACATACGGCAATAATGATGATAGTCCCGCCGCCGCCAACGGTCCGGCTATTGACAGGCCGATTAATGCCATTGAAATATTCGAGATCAGCGCTGCTATTGGAGATATCGCCGCAATTACCAACAGAATGATCCCTATAATTTTAAGAACTAACGGATTGACATTTGCTAATGCCGAAGCCACCGACTTAATCCCCGCCGCTATCTTGCTGATTATAGTCATGATCGCCTCAACAATAGGGACTGCCAACTGCGCGAATGCTCCTTTGATCTGCGAGCCCATCTTGTCAATCGCGTCATTGAACTCGTTAAGCTTTGCAATATCCTCCTCGGAAACGATAACGCCCATATCCTGTGCTTCTTGTCCGAGGGCTCTCAGCTTCTTTCCGCCATCATCCAAAATACCCGCAAGCTCATTTGCATTCCTGCCGAATATCTTCATCGCAGCTTGATCCCGTTCGGTTTCGTTACGGATCTCGCTCAACGCCTTAACTGAATCCCAGAATATAGACTCAATATCCCTATAATCGCCTTTGGCATCTTTTGTCTTGATACCAAGCTTGTCAAACTCATCCGCAGCAGATGAAAGATTTGACTTCATCCTTGTTATTGAGCTGACAAGTGTGCTCATATCAACGTCTATTAGGTCTGAAGCATATTGGAACTTCTGAATCGTGTCCGTTGATAATCCGACTTGCTGTGAGAGTGTTGCCCATTCGTCAGCCTGTTCTCCGGCACTTATCGCAAGAGCAGCCATTCCGCTCAATGCAGCGCCCGCAGCCGCAGACATGGCAGCCGTTGCACTTGCAACCGCTTGGGCCTTGTTTGCGACCGATGTGAGTCCCTGACCGAACGAACTTGCCTCGGCTTGTGCCTGTGCCGCCGTTTTTGCAAATGATTGCTGTTCTTGGTTTAAACTGTTTAATTTTTGCTGTGTGTCGGAGATCTCACGGGTCAGCGCGTCATATTGCGCCTGTCCGCCATCACTTGATGTGTTAATGGATTCTTGTGCTTTTTTCAGCGCCTGAAGCTTTGAAGTTGTTTCATCAACGGCCTTTGTGAGCAATCTCTGCTTCTGCTCAATAAGCTCGATATTTGAAGGGTCAAGCTTGAGCGACTTATTAACTGATGTTAATTGTTTTTGAGTGCTTGACAGATCCTTATTGATATCTTTTAGCGCCTTCTCAAGCCCTGTACTGTCCGCGCTTAATTCGATTGTGATACCTTTAATTTTTGTAGCCATTAGAAGCTCCTGAAGTCATCTTGTGAAGCTTTAATCGGATATTCATATGAGTCATTCTCGTTTTCAATGAGTATGTCAACCAACTCTCCGAGAGTGATATTGTCCAAATCCGATAGCCTCAATCCTATCTGTAATGCCCTTAATATGAGCATTGCCGTTGATTCTTGCCGTGTTGTGGCTTTTACTTTTTTTTTGCCTCAACGCTTGTGATCGTACTTGACAGATATACATTTATTATCTGCTCTCCGGCTGTTACAAAGTCCATTGCCTCAAAGCCTTCAAGCCATGTATAGAAGTCATCCATCGAGATATCGTTCATGTTTGCACCTTCGGCTTGTTTGTTCATGATATAAGCCAACTGTGATATAACGTCTGCAAGAATCATTTGTTCCTCTTCGCCCTGTGTACTCTGTTGGAAGATTCTCAAAAGGTCCGTATTAAAAAGCTGTTTATACCTGAACGGTGTTGCCGCATTGGCGGCAAGTTTCACTTCCTTGCCGCCTTCCAATGTGATTGATTTTGTCATAAATTACCTCTTACGTTGTCTGTCCGCCGCTTGAAGGCTGATGAACCGAATTGAACCAATCTGTATAAGTCTGCTTGGTCTTGTCGGAGATCTTACCTTTTACGATATTCTCATCAAGCTTCGTGTTGAAAATAGATCCTACCTGAAGATTGAGGGTTTCGGTCTGAACTTCGACAGATTCCTCTGTGGTCTTGCTTCCCACATTCGGCCTTGAGGCTGTGCAGTTATAGAAAACGTGTCTTGTTGCATCCTCATCGCCTTCGAACTGGAACAGAAGAGCAAAGGGATGTGTTGTTGATGATGCCTTTTCGATCTGGATGTCAGAATCAACAACTTCTCCGAGTATGTCTTTTCTGAAGTCATCAGAGATAAGCGCGATCTCAAGAGTGCCTTCATATCCCGCATTAGCTGCGAATGTTGCATATGCTACATTATCAGCATAGAACTTGTTTGAATCGCCGGAAGGGTCCATCGAAAGAGAAACCGCACCCGGAAGAGCAACAGGAGTTGCATATGTAGCTGTGCCTGTGCTTGAGTCGATTGTTGCTTTCGCATAATACACACGGCTTAAGCCGTATTTGATTTTATTAGCCATTTTATAAGCTCCTCTCATTTAATGTGTTTCTTAATTGTTTCTAACAGCGTTTCCTCCGCTCTTTCAGCGACCGGCGCAATGTGCGGGAATGCTCTTGCCCTTCCTCCGCCCCTCAAGGCGTGTCCGTTTTCAAGCAAATGAGCAAGTTGATAATGTTTCTGATTATGGACCTCTTCGGAGTAAACACCTTTTTTTGATGTTTTTCTTGTTTTGACCCAACTTGCATTGTATTCGTCCCATGAACCGTATTTTCCACTACCTGACGGATGAGCCGAATGTAATTCAGAAACGCATCTGTTCGCTACTTCACGAACACCCTTGATGCAAGCCTCTTCTGTGACATCCACATAATCTTGTAATGTGGATTCTATTGTTTTTGCCAAAGCATCAGGGCTGATTCCGCTCATATCTGAACCCCATACACTACTTGAACTACATCTTCATCTTCGATGTAGTATTCCGCCTTGTCCCAGACAAGAAGATTGCTGTCAAGCATTGTCTCGATTGCCGCTTTGTGGTAAACCTTACAATCTGCGATGAAATTGTCCGATTCCATCTCCATATAACAGATAAATGGAAGTGAAGGCGCGGCACCAACAGGAAAGGCTCTGTATGCTACTTTGTCTTTAAATGCGTTATTGTTCACACCTTCAAGTGCTACTTTTAGCTCCGCAAGTGTCATTTTTTCCCCTTCCGTCTGGTTGTATAAAGCTCAACGCGTCCGTCTGTTCTGTTATATGTCCGATATACCACTAAACTCACATTTCCATCCTCAATCTCATCTTCTCCGGAATATTCCAGTCCTCTGACCGTATAACAGGCATATGGTTGAAGCCCCTGCAGTCCGCTTGAATAAAACTCCGATTGATTTATCGAGGATTTATATGCGTATACCGATTTTTTTGTCGGCGTTGCAACCGGAACACCTATTCCATCCAGTGCATAAACTTTTGAAATTAGCGAAATCTTTGCAACACTATTCATTCCGCATCACTCCAAACCGTATAACCAGAAGCCATTCCCAACTGCGCCTTCTGTTCATCGTATGACTTCTTGAAAGCGGCTGAACGCTCAAGAGATCCGTGAAGAATTTCAAATTGATATCCACAATATGTGCATACCGCTCTGATAATCGCCGGATCTGTCGTTGTCGAAACAGTCTTATCAGGATCCACATCTCCGATATTCAAATCAATGAACGCGGCACCGATCAGATCTGTAAGCTCACTGTCAAAGTCATTTGTTGAAATTAAAAGCGCAAGTTTAACTTTATCAAGCATTATCTAAAACCTCTGGATTCTCGAAACTGTTTTTATACTGCTCGCGATATTCCGGATATATTGCTATATGCCCTATATGTCCTAAACGAACCG